TTAGCTTGCTTGTGAGGCGGATTCTGACGTCGTTTCGGCATTTGGTTGCGCATTGGTATCCAAATTAGCCGCTAGCGATGACGCTAAAGTGGCTGCTGAACTAGCCGTGGCCGTGTCACCAACTGCCGCCGCACTAGCTGCTTGACTGTAAGCCGCCACTACTGCCTGTGATGCTTGGGCTTCGGCTTGACTAGCCGCCGCTGAGTTAGCTGCTTCAATCTTAGCTTGAGCTTCCGCCAAAGCTTCCACGACCGTTTGTTCCGTATAAGCTAACGTGCTCGACTTGGTCTTGATCGTGTTGCCGGTATCTTCCAAAATAGAATTATCCGTAATTACCCCGACAAAGGCTAGGATTGCCCCCACGGCGGTAATCACTAATACAACTGCATTAGCGTCAATCTTGACACCAAAGAAGACCGTTGCGACAGCTAAGCCAATAATCAACACGGACCCGATAATCTGGGCCCAATAAGCAGGCTTCTTGTAGTTAGCTTTGAGTGTTGCCTGAATTACATTTAAAAATTTTGTCATTGTTTTTCCCTCCTAAAGGAACTTTTCTGCGATGTAAATAACTAACGTGACGAGCACGCCACTAACCAAGACACCGATCAACCAATTTTGAATGGTTGTCACACGGTCAATTTGATGGCTAGCTTCGATGGACTTGGCCAGTGCCTTGTCCGCTTTGTCGCCAATATCGTCAACTTGATTCAATTTTTCTTCGATGTTCTCAACTTTTGTTTTGGTGGCGGCCACATCCTTTTGAATATCCATTAATAACTTGGTTGTATCGTCGTATTGTGCCATTACCGCACCACCAATCGCTGGCCAGGATAGATAGTAGTATAAATTGACTTTCCATTCTGGCTAGCTAGTGTAGTCATGCTCAGGCCGTTGCGTTGTGCAATTGTCCACCAGCTGTCACCGGACTTGACTGTGTAATACGTATGACTAACCAGCTGACCAGTAACTCGCTTCCCGTAGTCATGACCATTAGTGACGCCTAACTTGATGAAGGCGTATAGGCCATTTGAACGAGTGTAGCGTGCCCATACATAGTCGTGTTCAATAATGACCGCATTGTAAGTCACACTTTCACCCTTGTAATAGGTGGCTACTTGGCTTACCTTATCTGAATCCGTGTAACGAACAGCTAGTGTCCGATTAGGATAGAACACCCCTCGCTGGTTGTATTTAACGACCTTAAAGTTGGCCTTCTTAGCTGCCTGAGCCTGCTTAACGTTGGTTTGAGCTTGTTTCTTACTAGCAGTCGTATAGCCTAATTTAGTGATCCCTGTTAAATCGACATTGCCGTCTAATCCGCCTGCTTTATACATTGAAGTAAACTGAAAGATAGCCACACCGTCCATTGATGGGAAGTAGTTATAATCAGGGCTAGTTCTAACCAGATAATCCGGATATTCAGGTACCCATAAACAACTACCGTATGCCTTCAAAATCAAGCTCACATTAACATGATAATTGAGGTAAGCTTTACCGGAATACAGCATCGGCGTATAGCCAGCGTCTTTAATCAGCTTCATCTGAGCTAGAATGACATTAGTATTGGCTGTCACGCTATTAGAAGCACCGTCCTCATAGTCCAACGCCACAATGCTGCCCTTGGGCGTCCTAACACGTGGCAAGTAATAGGCCATCATCGCCTTGGCATTGGTCATATTGCCACCAACACCATCCCACAAATAGGTGTGTACCCGTTTACCAGCCTGTTGAGCCGATTTAACTTGACTGGCATAAGTGGTCTGAGGGATATTAGTCCCACCATAGAAGCCACCTGCTTGTGAGAATACAAACTTATCGGTGCTATAGCCGAATGTCCCACTATTACCGTTATACTTAGACCAATCAACCCCCTGTTCCCGGCTAGTTGAAGCCTGACTGGTAACATTGACCATTAAAAAGGCCATAAAAATGGCGCCCATCATTAAGATGAGTGCCTTTAACTTGTGTTTATTCAATTGTCTACCTCCTAATTTAGTTTGCTGTTGCGGTTAGCTTCTTCCATGTTAATGATGTCCCCTCTATAAACAATTGGTAGGAGCTATACCCGCCAGTGGTGTTTGTGCCAAAAATGCCACCACCATAACCAGAAGTAATCCAAACAATCCCTCTTAGCGAATCGTTACTTGGGTTGTTTGTTGCGCCGGTCTGAATATAACAGGTGTATAAACCACTTGGTAAAGAAAGTAATTTATTCGTCACATCAACGCCAGTTGCATTAGGAATGCTCAAAATATAACTTCCGTTATCGTTAGTAATTTTTCGTTTCTGAAAGTTAGTAGTGTCAGTTGTTCCCGGTAGTGCGTTGGCCGCAATAGTATTAAATTTATTGACAAAGTCATCAAAAGTAATCGTGGTAATCGTGCTACCATTGGTACTTTGAATGTTATTAGTAATGGTAAAACCAGTTGACCCATCACTAGGGTAGATTGACGTCCCGGTACTATCAACCACCCATACTTCAATGGCATAGCTACCAGCTGGTAAACTAGTCATCAAGTCAGCATTAAAGGTAACGGTAACTTGTCCAGTCGTTGGGTCAGTTAAACTAGTCGGGTCAACTGTGGCCGATTTAAGATAGCCACTAGTATTGCCCAGTTTAACGGTAATTGAAGTAACATTAGTTAAGTCAGTGGCCACATTATCATCGCCACAAATTAACGTAAAGCTAGTGGTGGTATCGCCAATTTTAACCGTCTGTGGGGACGTATCAGTAAAACTAAGCGTTTTCGCCATCTTTAGGTGCCTCCTTTTCGGCCAACTTGGCATTGAGCTGGTCAATTTGAACTTGAGCCATCGCTAATTGCTGGTCTTTAAGGGCAATCGCTTGGGCATAGTTACTCGTCAGCTTGTTAATCAAAGCCTGTGCATCGATATTCATATATTAAGCCTCCTGTGTGGTAGTTGTCGTGGTTGTGGTAACCGGCTTTAAAGCGGTCAGACTGTCAATCAGTGTGTTCAACACCTTCAATTTAACCCTATCAGTGCCCCCAGCACCTCCAGCAATAGCAGTGTTAAAGTCATCCATGGTAATACTGACCTGTGAGCTAATACCCAGCGTGTTAATTTGAATGCTGATTGTCATAATATTGTTCGTGTAATCTGGTTTATAATTCGTGATTAAAATACTATCCATTTAATTTGGCCTCCAATTTGTTTAATCTAGCTTCCAATTCCATATTGTGACCGTTTAATTGGTCAATTTGCTTCTGTTGTTCCTGTACCGTGGCTAGGGTGGCATTTAAAAGCACACTATCATCCACCCCACTTAGCTTGCCGTTTTCATCACGACTAATAAATACGTCTGGCAATTGCCACTGTTTTGTTACATTAACGTCGTCAACAATGCTAGACAGCCGCAAATGACTGGTATTATCGTCTGTTTTGTACTGATAAGTGGCTAAATCAATTGAGTTAACTAGCTGCGCCCAATAAGCTGTGTCAGCCTTTTTAACGTCCTTCTTGACGCTTAATAGGGACGATTTAACTAAGCTAGTATAGTTAACCGTAGCAGCGAATATATCAACAGAGCTACCATTGGCACGGTTAAAATGAATCGGGCGGTTGTCGGAACTGGTAATCGTGTGATAGGTATTTATGTTGAAGTTGCCAATATCTAAAGAACGATTAAATTGAATGTTATTAGCACCCGAGCCATCAATACCAAAGCTGGCTGTCTTCATAGTTGGACCATTACCGACATACCAGATATTCTGTGTGCCATTAGGGTTGATATTGCCGTAGGGCGTAATAATTATACCCTTCGGTGTAACATCAGCAGAAGTACCGTTAAAGGTGATTTGTTGAGTATCTCCGTGTAGCGTCAGCCCATCCAACGGACTGATCAGAACTTGACCAGTTAATTGGCTTCCAGAAACGGATTGTGAAAATGACATATCCTTGCCATTAGTAAAGCCAGAGTTCAAAGAAATCATATCGCCACTAAAATTGCCATCATAAGCTTCATATTGACTTCCGGAAGAGTTTATGGCGCGATACATGGTTCTTAGTCCGCCACCACTCATCTCTGTCCTTAGAGCGCCCATTGAGTTAAAAAGTGTCGTGGAAGCTTTGCCAGTAGGTTCAATGGTGAATGGATAAAAATTACTCGTATTATTAGAATCACTAATACTGTCGCCACCATGGAACGTTGTCCCGTTAATGGTTGAACCATTGATAACTGAGCCATCTATTTCGCCAGCACTGACAACATTACCTGTGTCTGGCTGGTACCCTGTTGATTGAGCAGTTTGAGTTAGCATAGGTGAACTAAATAGAGCATGACCAGTACCGTTGTATGCCCAACATTGGATAGCAACATAGACAGCTGTACTTGGTGAAATGATATTGTTAATTGTCTTGTAGGCCCACCCTTGTGCAGTTGGGTTGCCATTCCACGTGTTACCAGCATATCCACTAGCCAATCGGTTACCGTTAGCATCAAAGAAGGCCAGTGTAAATTGATACTTCATGCCAGCTTCACTACCATCTTCAATAAACCAAACTGACGCACTATAAGGCTGCCCCGTTAGTCCATTTAATGGGTATAGCTTAGATTGCGCAAACGTTACCCAAGTCCCAGAACCAGTTGAAGAGTTAAATCCAATTGAAGGAACACCGTCATGCAAAGTAGCATTTGAATAGTATCCTTTAGTGAATAAATTCCAACCGGGAATTAGTGTATTTGGGTATGTGCCAGAATTACCTAATAATGCCGCATTATAAACTAAATTTGTAACGCCCCTGATTGTTAAATTGCTAGCCACCACATTACCATTTGAATCAGTTGTAAAGCTACCGTTTGGCGTGCTGAATGAGTTGGCAACAATATCGACACCTTTTAAGGAACCGGTTGTAACATCACCTAAATTGGCACTTAATGCCGATAGTTTGCCAACATTTAACCGGTCAGTGCTGAGTGTTCCAGTGGTGATGTTTGATGCGTTAATATTTTTACCAGTAATCGTATTAAAGTCAATTGTGCCAGCTGTTAATTTATTGGCACTAACATTACCAACTTGGGCATCAGTGATAGCTGCATTGGCTATCTGTGCCGTACCTACAGCCAATTTGCCTATCTTGGCATTAGTAATTGCACCGTCACCTATTTGGGCAGTACCCACGGCTAAGTCAGCAATTTTGGCGCTATTGACAGCCTCATTACCAATCTGAGCATTGGTGATTGCACCATTGGCTATCTCAGCCGTTCCAATGACCTCTTTATCAATAACCGTCTCCGTTGTGATATGGACTACCGAGCCGTCCTTAACACCTGCGCTCAACGTCTGATAATCAGCACTTGCCTTGTTTGCACTTACTGCTGCTTGACTACCAACTAATATGGCACTTGAGGCAGCCTGACTAGCATTGTTAGCGATACTAGTTGCATTGTTACCAGCACTTTGAGCTTGGTTAGCAGCTGCAAGTGCCTGTGAAGCCATCTGACTAGCATTATTACCCGTTGCAGTTGCCTGTGAAGCTACTATAGTGGCACTAGAAGCGGCCTGACTAGCTACTGCAACACTAGACTGCATGTTGCTAATATCCGTGTTATAGGCGTCCTTTAAGGCGGTCTGTACATTGCTTAAAGCCGTATTATAGGCGTCCGTAAGGCTCTTATAAGTGTCCCGATCAACGTCACTAGCTTTAGTGGTATCCGTTAAGATGGCCGTCATAAAGGTGTTCAGGTTAGTATAGGCTATGGTTAAATCAGCCGTATTGATACTGGCATCTTTAGCACGGGCTAGAATCACATTATACTGACTTGTTAATCCGGCATATTGTGCTGCTTGGGTCTGCTTTTCAATGACACTCATTAAATTGGGATCGTTTAAATCGGTAACCCCACTAGCCGCACTATCTGCCGTATTTTGAGCGTTAATAATTTTAAGGCCATCATCGGTTAAAATGACCTGTGTTGCGTTAGATACTGCCATTTATTTCACCTCCTTTCTTAATCATTGCTAATTGTAGCCATTGGCAAACGTTCTTTAATTGGTATTGCAAAGACACGTTCTAAAGAATCACCTTGGTATTTACAATTGAAGGTAACCAATAGTTCCGGCTGGTTAGTCTGACTATAGATAATGTTGCATGTTTCAGGTTCGATAACATCATCGGTTAACCCTAAATTCATATCCAGTAAATAGTTAGAGGCAAATTCTTGCCCACCATGAACAACATTAACTGCGTACACCATACGAGGGTCTTTCATGTTGTAATCACCCGAGTGAAAGTAAACATAAGGAAAGTCAATGCCTTGTGATTGGTAGGTTTGCTTGCTCTCGTCGAACCCATAGTTGGCAACATCAAAACTATATAGCACATCATAATTACCTTGTTTAACCTCATCGAGTCGTAGCACATCATGTTTACCATTCACGTAGCCACACAGTACGTACCCATGTTTGAAATCAACGCTGACTCTTATATAACGATCGACAGTGCAAAAACGTGTGATTCTATCATCATCATTGCCTAGGGTAACATTAGCAAGGTAGGGTATGCGACTAACTGCATATTCGTTAACGTTTAAATTAGGCTTGGTTGCGGACCAAATGTAAATAGCACCACTTACCTCTTCAATTGAAAAGCTAGAGCCATGCCCGCCATGTGAAACTATCATCTTGCTAATCGGCTTAAAATTAGTGTCATGCAAGACAAACATGACATCGCTGGTTGTACTTTGATTAATCGCCCGACTAGTTATATACTGACCGTTGCTCAAAGGACACATATATTGTGCCGCATCAGTTACTCCTAGTGTACTGTCGTCTTGGATAAAACTACCCAAATTACGAATAGCACTAGTTTGTAACTTAATCTCTGGTTCATCTTGAATGTAACTGGTCTCAATAGTCCCGTGTAGCGTGCCAACAGCACTATATGGTGCCTGTATTAAATATCCGGTTTGATTGAAACTAGTATCAAGGGTGCCGTCAGTATTATAACGGTGCCAAATAAATCCCTTGTTATCAACATAAGCTGAAATATTAGTATTGCCTTCCCAAGCCTGTAAGATTAGTCGCTTGGTTTGCGTAGTATCAGTGAAGTTGTTGCCGTCAGGAGTTAAAGCCACTGGTTTAACCGAGCTAGCGTCCTCCTTTGCCTTTTCAATGGCGCTATTAATCGCACTTTGATAGCCTTGCATCCAGGCTGGTGTTGCAACTGGTACCGTGACATATTCACCAAAGCCAACGGTATTGCCATAAGGGTTAGCAAAACTAATTGTCCGTTGAATGACTCGGCCACTGGCATCTAATGCTGGCTTGATTAACTCATCTTTAAACCTAATCGTGGCACCTAATGGCGGGTTAAATTTAGACGTTACACTAACCTCATAATACGTTCGCGGGTGATTATATAATTGCAACATTTCTTCGGCCCAAGCCTTAATTCCGGAAGGGTCTTCAATTGAGTTAGCCGTAATGACTGCTTCATAGTACAAACCAGATTGCCAGTCAGGGTTATATTTCTGGTTAGCCTCATCATCAACAATGTAAGGTTTGCCATCATTAACTGCTGACATTGTATTGCCGTTGTCACCATAAGCAATCAGCTTGGTAACAGGTGTTGACACCGTTGTTCGCTTTAAGCTAGTCATATTCTTACCGAATACCGCCTCGTTATAGACCACATCAGCATTAAGTTGGTCAGTAATAACACACACCTTTTTCATGATGTTTCCTTGGCTATCAATCTCAACATAAGGGTCAATCTCAACGTTATATGTTTGAATGAGTGTCTGTACTAATGTACTAGCCTTTGTTTTACCATCAATGGTAATCGATGGAGTCATCACATTAGTAGTCTGATAGTCTAGCGCCCAGCCAGTAGCGTTAAAGCACTGGTTAAAAGCCGTCTGAATCGAACTAGCACTAGCCGTAATTGCCACTGGGTAATGATGAGCTAGTGTGTATAAGCATAGATTGGTAAAGTTAGCCGTTGTAACGTGCTTAGTAGCGGTGGTATTGCTTTCTTCCACGCTGTATATGCGCATGACATACCAATGGCCTGATAGCTCGTCATAATAAGCTAGGTTGTTGCCAGCGACTACTTTATCTGAATCAGGCTGGCCTTGAAGCACGTCTAATGAACCTTGATGATCGAACTTCTTAGACTGGGCATTTAGATTAATCGTGCCGTTAAAGTTGTCATCAGAGCCCACATTAACGTCATCATCATAACTGGTGCTAGTCGTGTCTGAGTCGGCTAGTTGAATCTTGACGCTGTCGTTAGAGAACTTGGTAGCCCCATCAACGGTCAATGTACCAATCCGCTTTAAATTAGGGTCTAGAATTAAATACTGGTTATTTAAAGCCATCTATTTTAACCTCCTTGTTTAGTTATGTATGTAAAAAGGCCGCCCTTAATTGGGAAGCCTTTAGTATTGTTATAGTATTCTTGGTAGATATTTCAGGGTCATTTGAGCGTCATCTAGGTCACCAATCATCGACAAGCCATTAACGCCCGGTTTTAACTTAGGAAAATCGGTTGACCAAACTGGTGAAACTAGCTTGCCGTTTACAGTAACCGTATCAGTCTCACAGTCCATCACAATTTCTTCACCGGCGCCAGCAATATAAGTTGGCTTTGTTGTGTCAACTTTATTGACTTGCCATATTTGAAGGTCAGTCATTGACATAAAGGGGTTACGATAGGCAATTTTATAATTATCTTCTGTAATTGGGTGCTTTAGGAAGACAGAACCAATCCCACCCAAGGCTGTCTGATACTTATTTTGAGTATCAACATAGGTTCCATGCACTAACATGTGAATATTAGGGTCCAGGAATGGTTGGCCTGTTTTGGTCGAATACTGGGTGATACTCCAGGTAAATATTTGTCCTCGTTTAGTGATGTCCAACATTAGCCAAGCACCTGCCAGGGCGGAGTCCTCCTCTTTATTGACCACGGTTGTATAGGTATCAACGGTTTCGTTAACGGTTTTCTTAGTTACTTTTCCACTTTTGGAACGCCCATATTTAGTGATAGTTTTGGTTGTCGTGCCAGTTTTGATTTGAATTTTCTGGTCAGGCTTATTTGTAAAAGAACCTGCCGGCCCTGATCCATAGTACAAGTCGGTATAGCGATCGCCATATTCTAATGTTGAGCCGGGCTCGCATATTTGAAGCCTAGCCATGGGTTTAGCACCATAGGCCATGTCACGCATGCCAAAGCGTCCAATAGTGTTACCGTTAGAGTCTAATAACAGGACTTCTACACGTCCCATTGCACGCCCATTATGAGTACCACTATATTTAAATTGATGGATACCCGTTCGTACTCGCCAGTCAGTCAGTGAGTTTGTCATGCCAGTATAACGATAGGCGGGGCCATACCAGCGGTCTTCCCCGGTTGTGGGGATTGTACCAAAGTCATATCCAGCGCTAGTTACAGCCGGTCGCATTACATTGGTCGCAGTCTTAATTCCACTGTGGCCTTGATACGTGTACGTTTCACCAGTCTTCATATTACTAATTGCGTTGGCATCATTTGTCCACATTGCCATAGTTCCTAGCGGGTCATCAACAACTTTAGTATAAGGTTGAACCGCAGTGGCTTGGTCTCCCGGTGACTCGGGTCCTAGACCAAACTGACCACCATTTAAACTAAAGCCAATATATTTTAAATCTCGTTTAGGTATGACCTGAATAACTGGCTCTGTTCGTGCAGTCCCATCAACAGTAATCGTGTTTAAGCCATTATTTAAAGGCTTCTCAACCTGTGGCAAGGTTGCCCGTGGGTCAGACTGCACAAAGGTAATGGTTAGTGTAGCGTCCCACGCCCCCTGGTTAATGAACTGTGGATCGCTAATCGCAGTAATATGCCCCCAGTAAGTCACTTTGGGTTCAAAGCCAAAGACTAGTGGGTACTCTTTACCATTATCACTTGGATCATCGCTTAGCAATAAGCCGCTCAAATTATGCATAATCTGATTGTATTTGTCCTGACTGCCACGAGCGATAATAGTTATTGGAATATTGATTGTCCGACTAGTATAGTCCATACCATTAAATTGATTACCATACATGGCGGGGATATCGGTTGCTTGTTCGGCCATGGCTGGTGCACTTGGCAGTGTTACTGCTCCCATAACGGCTTGCAAATCATCGCGGCTATTTAAGCCAGCATATTCAAAATCATTTTTGTTTAAAACAGACAATTATATCGCCATCCTTGTTTAATTTTAACTATGTAAAAAAAGAGCCTTCTAAGGCTCTTCAATATATTAATACTAATACCCCATCATTTGACTATATTGTGAAGTCTTCTTGGTATTTGACTTGACAGCATTAACCACGTCAGAGTTGGCAACAACTGCTTTAACATCTCCTTGGCCAGTGACCAAAGCATCTAGTGAAGCTATAACCCGCTGTTTGAATGCTTTGTCGGAAGCAATCTGGTTGTTACCGGTATTTATCACATTAGTGCCATCTTGAGCTCCGAACTTAGCCATTATCTGTTGCATAATTTGGTAAGCCCTTGAACGCTTAGATAAGTCCATCGGAACTATGGCTTCTGGCAAGTTGCCTTCAAACAATTTGTAAACGCCCGCTTTGTTTCCGAAACCACCATTCTCAAATCCTTTAATATAACGATAAACAGCTGACGCCTGACTTTCACGAAGCCCACCGGTGCCGTTCATAGCACCGCCTGATTCCCACGTTGCAAAGAATTTATATGCGGCTTCTGTTGGATTGGTCATACGTAGAACAGATTTTAACAAACTACTCTCACCGGGCTCGTTAAGAGCGTAATTAATTTGGCCAGCAGCTGAGTCCCATGCGTATCCATGTTTTCTAAGCCAGTTTCTTAACGCTGTTTCACGAGTGAACGTCCATTGCCCCAACCCAGTACCATGATCAAGTGGATCAATGGCAGTAGGGGTCAAGTTTGATTCGATAACCCAATTTCCTAGAACACCGGCAATACCACCATTATTTGAAGCAGGATAGCCATGTTTAAATGCTCTAGCCAATTCTCGTGCACGGGAAGCAACACTGCCGGACAGCTTAATGTTGCCAACTCCTCCACCGAAGTTGTCAGCTAAATCAGAAATAGCTTTCGCAAATCCCTTTAAAGCTCGGTCAACTAGTCCTTTGCCTAAATCATGGCCGATTGAACCGACTCCTTGAGTTTTGGTTGGATCAAATGTCTTTAAAGCCATTGACTTTAAAGTTTTTAATGGGTGAGTTATCTTAGATAATGCATCCATTGCTTTATCACTAACGCTGTCGAAGATAGAAGTAGCACCGCTCTTGATTTTCTTTAAAAACGATGCGATATCAATAGTACCTTTAGCATAGCCAGGAAGCGTATGCCCTAGGCCACCGTTGAAAAGCTTAGCAGTATCACCAGCATTAAGAATCTGATCACCAGGTTTAACATTAACCACTTCAGCACCATTCATACCCAGAAACGACACTTCCCCATTGTCTCTATCAATTTTAGCCTCGACACCGCCTTCGCCAACTAAAGCTCTAGCAGTGCCAACAATACCACCGGAAGCATAAGCTCCCATCGACACTGGAGTATAACCTGATGGATAAGCGCCAACATTAATTGGTTTAATACCAAATCCTTTAACCAAATTGTTAAAGAAACTAGTAATGTTCTTCCAGATACTATGAGTACCGGAGCCTTGTTTATCAGCAGCCTTCATTGAACTATTAGCTTGTCGCATCTGATGGCGAACAACCTCTTTAGACTGACCGGTAGCGGCCGCAATAGAATCAGCTTGCTGGTCTTGTTGCTTTTTTGTAACTTCCTTACGCTGATGCTCAATTTCATTGGTAACTGATTTATGCTGATCAGTAGCATGTTTGGTAACTTTTTTGTATTGGTCATTAGCAGCATCATCTGTTTCGTCGCGCTGATGTTTTGCTTTAGAAACAATATCGTCATGTTGTTTTTTAGAAATTGCATGTAAATCATAATATTCATGATCAGCTGTTTTTTTAGTTGATTTGTAAGTTTCACTAGCAGAATCTTCAAGCTCATCACGTGTCTTGCGTGCGGGCTTAACAGCTGCATTATATTTTTTGTTTGCATTTTCTTGTGTTGCTTTCAAGTCTCGCGAGTTAAGTTTTCCTCTATCGCTAACCAGTTTAGATAAAATTGATTTTTGTTGAGCAGCCCCTTTTGAAACGGATTTTGATACTGATGAATTAAGCTTATACTCATCAGCTGCATACTGTTTTACGTATGATCGATGAGCAGATGCCAGCTCTCTATTTTTTTCTTTCTCATATCGTTCTGAATTCCGCCCATATTTTTGTGCAATTTTTTCAAGCTTACTAGTTCCACCATTTTCTATGGTTCTTACTCGTGAATAGTAATCTTGAGTATCTTTTTGCATAAGAACGATTGTAGCCTTTTTTGAAGCCGCTGCTTTCTTATCTGACTTTTGTTGTTGACTTAAAATCTTGTTTTCTTCTTTTTGAGTCATGGATCCATTCTTAACTAATTTGTCTAAATCTTTCTTAGACTTTGATTCTTTATCTTTATAATAAGAATCAACTGAACGCCCCATCTCACCAAACAATTTGTCAGTTTGTGCCTTGGTTTTAGCATAACTAGATGGATCAGCAGACATTTTTACAACCAAAGCATTTTTAAGTTTCTTGCTATAGCCACTTAACTTAGTTTCAACTTTTTTAGTGTCCGTAGAAACATTTATTTTAACTGCCTTAGGCTGAACTACATGTACTTTAGGCTTATTTTCATCTAATCCTTTTTGAATTTTAGCTCCCAATAGCTTGCCTACTTTGTCACCACCAAATGCACCAAGCATGCCACCGACTAAAGTCCCAGCACCTGGTAGTATGGCTGTTCCTAGCGCTGCACCGCCAGCAGCACCACTCAGATTTCCAACAAATGAACCAACGTGTGAACCCACTGTTTTTTTAGTTGTACCAATTAAATCAGTACTTGCTGTCAATACATCTAGTAAGCCAACACCACCAGCTAGCTTGCTAAACTTACCCATATCAGCCAGTTTTCCTAGTCCCTTGGCTTTACTACCATATTTCTCAACTCGACTTAGTTCCGAAGACTCTCTAGTGGCTGTCTCAATACCTTTAGCGCTACCAACATCATCTAGCAAGCCGCCAACATTGCTTGTGCTAATCTCAGAGTCCGCTTTTTTAGCCTGCGCATTGCGCTTGATTGCTGCTGTATTTTCGTCATAATATTCAGTGTTTTTCTTAATGCTTAATGCTTCAGTTGCCCATTTAATTCCGCTCATAACTGAGCTCACAGTCCCCATTGCTTTTCCGGCGGCCCTAGTTGACTTTGTGATAATCCACCATGCTGCTCCAAATTTTGCAATGGTTTCTGTGTGCCCACCAACCATACTGAGTAATGGCTTTAAAAGTGCATTGGTTATTTTAAGCGATTCAATTAACGTTTCAAAGCCCAGGCCACCCAAGTTTTTGACAGTTTTAAAGAAATTAACAATTTCCGGAGCATTTTTGGCAATGGAGTCAGAAGCTTTGGTGACACCCTTGGCCAAGTTATCCATTGCATCATTCATTGCTTTTGGTGCTGACTTGACATCAAAGGCTTTAGCAAAAGCTTTAGTAATCGTGCTAATACCCTTTTCTGCCGCCACACCGACCTTATTAAACTCCTTGTCAGTCCGTTTGTCAGATACCCATTTTGAAACTGCACCATAGATTGGATTTTGAGCGGTTAAAATTGGCTTTTCAATGTCACCGATTAAAGCTGGAACACGCGCTTTGATCGTACGTTCCATACCAACCATCGTATGTAACATGTTGTCGGCGGCTTTATCGTATTTTCCAGATCCCAGAGAATTAAACGTTTTTTCAATGTCAGTGGCCGATATTTTACCCGCTTTAGCCATGGCCGCTAAATCAGCAACTGTTACTTTCTTACCATGATTGACTTGGGTTTCGTACTTGGCCAACTGTTCACGGAACATCGGGAAGTATTGACTAATTTGGTTCAGCATACCAGCATTGGCTTTACCGCGTGATAAGCCGTTGACCATATCTTGGGTAACCGCCTGAATTTGTTGGCTATCTAAACCAACAGCGTCAGACATGTTCAGCATGGATTTGGTTAGTTCATCTGATTCTTTTTTATTGGAATGTAAGTGATAAAAGCCTTGCTCTAATTCATTTACAACATCTACGGCTTGACCGGTCTTAACAGATAAGTCGTTGATCGTTTTAACCATTGCGTTAGATTTACCAACCGTACCAGTTAAAGTCAACCAGGTGGCCGTCATCTTTTGCTGCTCTTTTTCATATTCCATACCAGCGCTAATAGCTTCGTGAATATGTGAAGTAATTGATTGAAAAGCGCTCGTAATACCATTGGCAACTAAATGAGCACCCAGAATTTTGCCAAATAAATGATTGGCCTTATCTGCGTGCTCGTTTACTCTATTTAGCTGGCTAATGACTGACGTTAATCCTGACTGTGGCTTTTTGCTTAATTGCTCATCAAGCTCTTTCATCTTAGTCCGAGTTTGGGCAATTTTAGTGCCTAATTCGTTCACTCGAATAGATTGTTGCTTATATGCATTTGAGCTTTCGCCACTGACCGATTTAATTCTATTGAGCTCTTCGTTTTCTGCTTTTAATTGTTTATTAAGGTTATCATAGGCCTCTCGCAAGCCATTAGATTTAGCCTTATTTGCTTCCAACTCATTTCCTTCGGCCTTAAATCTCGATACTAAAGCAGCCATAGACCCTTCAATTAATTTGCTCTGCCCACGCAAGTTTTCCATATTTTTTAAGTGGGCTTGCTCTGGTGAATTTAGACTATTCAGTTCTGACTTGGATTTTGCTAACTCAGCAGTGAGTTCACTAACTCTGATCTTTTGTTGTTGATATGATTCAGCAGTTACCTTGGAGTCTTCTGACATTTTTATCAGCTGATGTGATTCAGATTCATAAAGAGCCTTGAGACTTTTTATTTTATCTTTAAGGCTATCTTTTTGACTTGCGAGTGCTTCGTCTTCTTTACCTTCAGCCTTTAATTTGGCAATATAATTAGCACTTATTTTATTTTGTGCTTCCATGGCGTCCTTTAATTGTAAGACACCACTTTTTTGCAGATCAAGTGACTTCTGTGCTCGTTCTTGTTGCCCCTCTAAACTGGCGATTGAGCGCTTGGCAGCGTTAATCTGATTTTCATATTTAACATAAGCTTCTCGGCCTTTTTGAGTGGTTTGGTCTAATCCGTTTTGCTCGCTTTTGAGACGCTCAATTACTAATCGTTGTGCTTCAATAGCTCGGCCAGCATCTTTGACTTTACCCGCATAAGCCGCCATAATACCTTCACCCGAACGGATTTCAGCAAAGTTAGCTTGCATACCAGATTTTAGTAATTTTGCTTCATTCTTTATTTCTCGCAACGTGCGAGTCATGCCACCATCGTCCATGTTAATTGCGAATTCGTAACCTTGAATTTTCTCTGTTGCCATACTTTGCCTCCTTTATAACGCACCGATTTGACGTGCTAATTCGAGTGGATCTTGAACACGGTCTTTACGTGACTTAGCATTCAATGCTGTTTGCATTTCACTAAATGAGCTTTGATAAAAGTCACTAGGCAATATGCCTTGTGAAATCAATTGATTAGCGATGTAATCAATATCCTGAATAAAATTATCAAGTTGCCAAATCATTCTGGCTTTGTCAATTTTGGGTCTTCATCATCTTCCTGATCACTGTTGTTGCCTACAGATGGTAATTCTACTCCCAAGAATTGTTTTAAACAGTCATTAAAGAAGTCGTATTCGTCGCTAACCGAAAATTCCATGGACATGACACGTTTCTTTTGCGAAGCGTTTAGTTCCAATAAATCACAGGTCGTTTCAGCCACAACCTTTGCAAGCTTAGGTGTTAATTCGACTACACCTGTAATACTATCCTCAGTTTCTTCAGTAGTCTTGATGAACTTCTTATATGCTTCGGCCATTTTTTCAACATTTTGACCACTATCAATCAACGTATACTGCGTGCCCGTCCCAATTTTCTTGCCATCAAATTTAACTGATTTTGCCATTATTTATATGCCCCTTTGTGTATTGTTTATTATCATTTATTGTGAACCCGTGCTTAGAATGCGCTTCTCAGCATGTTTAAAAGCCGCCCCTAGCGGTATTGTGGATTTATTTTAGGCGACCATAATTATCATTTATTACTGGTTGGCGCAGATGAGTCACTATCAGTTTTACTGGTCTGTGAGCCTGTGTCAGTTGTAGCTTTATTGACCACTGGTGCCGTTACTCGCGTTTTTATAAAACGTTTGTCCAGGAAATACAGCGTCAAACATCGCTTGCTTATCAAATTTAGGATCTGACTCAGCATATACCTTGTACGGTTGGCCACCGAAGCCATCATAGTTCAAGGCGGTAAATGTCAAGTTATCATCGTCGCGAGTTTCAGCCGTATCAGTGTTTGTTTGAATGTTCTGACCAGCTTCATTAAAGATTCCACGACCAAAGCAATAATAAATCGCGGTTCGAAAGATAGGAGAACGAGATTCAATAATCAGACCAGCTTCAACCGGCTTGTCAGTATCAGAGTAACCGCCCTTGCCATCTGATACCCGTCCCAATAGCTTTTGTTTAACAATAAAGTTGATTTCGTTCGAATCAATCGCGACTGATGGTGCCGAAGGTGGATTAGAAACATCCACAACTTCATTGTTGCCAGTAATCTTAGATACCGTCCCAGATAGCCCGGTAATGTTAGCAGTCTTAGTACCCAAGTTACCGTTTGCTTTGCTAGTATCAATGGGGTATACCCCAGCGGCCGACAACCCCTTATCTGCATCAATAATCGTTGACCCGTCATCGGCTTTAATACCGGTGTATAACATGTTTAAACCTAATGTTGCCATTTAAATGGCCTCCTTTATATAATTAAATTTCAAAGTGTTCGTGATACTTTCTGAATCTGGTGTTAATGTCTGACCAGCATCACTATAACAACGAATGTCATTGGTCAATAGCACTTGTTTTAACCCGGATTCGATGGCATCCATATCGCCCAAGTAATCTTTAGGATAATAGAGCTGTATCTGGACTTGCTTCGTTGATTGGAATGGAATCCCATTGCCATAATCTTGACTACGTTCAGGTAACCCGCTTATTACTGCAATAGGCTCGTCGGTTGAAGTATCGTTAATTGGAATAAAAAAGCTATGGATATGTTCCACAGCTAATTCTGGTATTTCATTAATATTTGTAACAATTATGCTTTTAATAAAAGCTACCGGCGTCACTTGCCCACCTTCTTGTCCATAGCAGTCTTTAATTGTTCAACAACTGCCTTGCCAACTTGGCCTTTCGCTTCACGCTGAGTAGTCTCCCAAAAGTGTTTCCCGGAAACATGGCTGTGTTTGGAACCATTACGGTCAACAACGTCCCAGCCATCATTTTGAAAACGTGCAATGTACCCTTTTTCACCTTTGGCTGTAAAACCAACGTTAACCGAGCCATTAGGATGATCTACAGCAATTAATGAATCACGTAGATGTGCTTTCTCAGCATGGCCATGTACCTTGCGTAGTTTTCCTACCGGAATCTTAGGCTTCATAATTTTAATGAACTGATCTGCTCCAGCTGCATTAGCTTTAAGCTTTTCTTCACGTCCAAAGCCTTCCGCCATAGTATCTAAAATATGTTCAAATGAGTCTGCATGTTTAATCTCATTCGCCACGCCCGATCACCACCTTATGACAAGTTATGAGGTCAAAGCCATCCGGTGGTAAACCATCATCGTAGGCCACATCATCAATCTGGTAAACATCCTGATGATTGCGTCGTAATTGCATGCCGGTAGTTATTTTTAGATTATGACGCACAAAGTAAACGGCATTCTGTTGCGAGGTGTCACCATTTAACGCTAACCTTTGCTGAAACGACAATGACCATTCGCCGGCGTACAAACTGAATTGAGGGACAAAATCAGTAATAGGATTACCCGTATTAGGGTTAACTTTTCCAGTAGCTGCCTGAGTTCCAAACTCCAATCTAAAATTCATTCGTGTAGGATTAATTGCTTTCGTCATTTGTCCCCGCCTCATATTGCTTTTGACTGTACAACCCTCTGAGTTGACCAATGATTGAGTCCACGACCAGATCAACTGGATTAACAGCGATGGCTGTAATCGATGCTCGATAAGTCCAATATGAACCAGCTAAGGCGTAAACAGCCGTTTCAAACAAATCATTCACGCCTTCCATTTCATAGAACCCCGTAACACCATTTTCATCACCAATGGCCTGTTTAATGTAGCTAGTGGCTGCAGACAAGTAACCTGTTAGCAGCTCATCGTCATCATTCCCATCAATTCGCAAAGACGATTTCAATGTTTTTAAATCGGCTGCCACTTTAATCACATCCTTGCTTAGCCGCCCAGATTGTCACTGTACTGTTTATTTATTGGCGACATAGTTGGCTAATTACTTCCCGTCAGTCGTTGTAGCAGCGCTCGCCGCAAAGTTGGCCGTTTGGTCAGCGATTTTACTGAACGAGCCTGCAACAAAGGCTTCCGTATCAGTAGCTTCAACATCAAAACGATCAATCACACGAATCTTAGTTTGATCCTTTTCAAAGGCGCCACCGCCAATATTGGTAGTCAATAAGGAAGTGCTTTCTCGGTCGAATAAAGTAACCGCTTGTGACAAATCACCATAGTAAAGCGGGTAAGCCGGTGCTGACGTAGTCCCAACATTAGGCAACCATTTGTCAGCTACCTCAACAATTCGCTTGCCATGGATTAAATACTGATCAGGTTGTGTTGGATCGGGTTGCAATAAGTAACGTCCCATAGCGTCCTTAACCTCGGAAAGCACATTTAAACCTGAGGTATTTGTCATTAAGAACGACGTAGACTTGATGGCAGGATCAACAGCAGTATTAATCATCGTAATAATGTCATCGAACTTGGACAAGTTAGGTTTCTTAGGTGCGTTGTTCATCGCCGCAATAATTTTAGCGTTGCGAGTAACAACAACCTTCTTAGCAATCCATTGAGACAACCAAGCCAAAATGTTGTCAGCAGTATCCTTTAGCAATGAATTAGTGGCAGTGGTAATACCAGCATACCGATGGATCGTATATTTGATAATGGATAACTTAGGATCATCATTATCACCAATGGTAGCCGTTTCATCATCTAAATCAGCCAACGGAATAACGTCAGTCCACTTTTCGTAAACCCGTGAACCAGTTTGAGTTGTAACAGATTCTCGACTAACATACTGCTGTAATGAATCGTATTGGCGAACCAGCGTATTAATTGCCGTTTGAATATCTTGAGGGATAGTTAATCCGATTGCATTGCCACCTTCGTCGGTAGAAGAAGTTACCAAGTTCATAACTTTCGGGTCGCCTTTAATCATACCTTGGAAGTTATGAACGAACTCAGCTTTGATGTCTTTTTCGTTATCATCAAGTGGGGTCTTATTCTTGTCATCCATATTGGCAATCTCTTGAGCCTTACGTTCTTCTTCTAATTGTTCATGTAAAGCATCACGCCGGGCAACCGCATTGTCGCGATCTTGTTTCATTGCTTTAAATTTTTCTTGATCAAAGCTGTCGTCAAGGACAGCAGCATTTAGCTTGTCGTTCAAGTCTGACACCTTTTGCCCTTGGGCAATCCAAGCATCATTCATCGTGTTAATATTAGCCATTAGTTGGCCTCCTTTTGATTTTTTCCAAATAAAATAGCCAATTTGCTGTTTCGTAATTCAGCAGATTGACTATTAGTAGTATTTTCTTCTTTAGACGGCTTAGTTTTATCCTTATCCGCCTTGTAAATGAGATTCAGCAGCTTATTAACTGCAGATTTAGGTGGAATGTGTGAAATAGCGTTCACCGGTTGCAATTGTTGATCATTAGCAAACATAATTTCATCAGCGAAGCCTTTATCAACGGCATCACTGGCTGTTAACCATGTTTCATTTGCCATTAGCTGTAGCAAGTCAGCTTGCTCCATGCCAGTTTTAGCTTCATAAGCACTGGCAATTGATTGATCAATGCCATTTAAAATACTGGCTTCATGCTCCAGATCGTCAGCATTACCAGCTGGTTGTGACCAAGCCTTATGGATCATAATCTGAGCAGTTGGTGAAATGTTGATGTGATCGCCAGCCATAGCAACCACGCTTGCCGCACTAGCGGCTAAGCCTTGAATATTAACTGTTACATTGCCAGCATAATTTTTTAGCATAGTGTAAATCTCACTAGCCGCAAAAACATCGCCACCATTGGAAGCAATGTCAACTTCAAGTGCTTCATCATCACTGTCGTCATCGTCAGTGTTGCCACTGTCATCATTTAAAATGTCAGCAACACCCGAAGGTGATACTGCTGGCATTCCAAAGAACTGATAAAAACCGGCTGTTTGATCATCAACAATATCGCCTTTAATCATCACTTTCTTTGTCATCATTATCACCTCCTTTTCCTGATTGAATCACAACTTGTTGTGTTGTTGACTTTTCAGCTGCAGGCATTTCATCTGGGAAATAGCCTGTTTGTTGTAAAACCCAAGTTGCTTGATTATTAGCAATTGTGCCATCTTTAGCTAGCCCTGATAGGGTGGCTGCAAATGAGTCTCCCAATGGGTCTACAGCAGTCCGTATATTGGCCGTAATCTTAGCATTAAGCTTATTATCCAGCTCAGCTAAAATCGCCTGTAAATAGCGATTAAGGGCATTGGTGTACATGCCTTTGATTTGGTCAATATTACTTTGTTGGTCGCCTTGGCCATTCAAATAGCTATCAGGAATGCCGAAAACTTTAGCAATTTGCTTACTCGTCCAATCTGTTTGGCTTAACAGCTTGGTAACATCGGCTTTCATTTCTAATGGTGTATACTCTTCCAAATCATCAAGAACAACTGGCCCGCCGTTTGAATGATTAACCTGACGAATAAATTCTCTTGAACGGCTTATTTTCATTTTGGTTGTTAGTAAGCCACCACCTTTTTTAGCTGTTAAAACACCCGGAGCACTGATTGATCGCGCCAATGCGGCTAATGTTAAATCGTTTGACGAATTTTTAATTTGAATCTCATTCGATAATGCTTTTAACGGACTGTTGCCTGTCTTGCCGCCATCGGTACTAGCCCAGCGAATGTGAATCATGTCAGACTGTGGTACATATTGTAAGACACCTAATTGTGGCTCATCGAAAGTAACCGTATAGGTTAAGCCACTGCCGTCATCTAATAAATAAGTTTGCACTTGGCTTGGCCGTAGATATTCCCAACGTAGATCTAAGCCATTGGGATTACGCCAACGGTACGCGAAACATTCGCCACCCAATAACAATTGTGAATACATAGACTGCCAAAACGTGTGCCCGTTAGCGGTCGTACTAGGATTGTTTAAAATTCCTTGTGCTCGTGGCATATTAGCCATTAATTGAACAGTGGCCAAGTCTCCAGATATTTGGTTAACCGCTGAATAAATATCTGAATTTTTCAAAGCATCGTTAGCACTAACATACTCATGACTACCAGTTGGCGTTAGAAAGTTAACAACGTTATCATCTTCAACCGGTACACTTTGAATACCAATCGAATTATTAATCGTCGTCGGCGGTTTAAAAAATGGCATTGTTAATCATCTCCTTTTTGACCAGCTGCAACGGCTTCAGAAAGCCAGCCAACTAAGAACAAAGCTACCGCAATTGCCAGGGCACCCTGGGCCTGCCCAAATAAAAAGGCTGCATACACTCCAGCAATCATGCCTAGAATGAAACACAGCACATCAAAGTAATGCCAAATGGCAGCAAAAAGTTGTTTAAAAATCATCAATATCATCTCCTAACAGACCGGATTCTGGATTGTTGTACCACTCTAACGCTTCCTTATCTGTTAACCGATCAATTACTGAACCAGATCTATCTTCAAGTGGGCCGTAATCCTTGAAATGATACATTGCTTGATATATTGCATCAATCAAAGCATCAACTACGTCAATCTTGTATGTTGCTTTAAGCTTGTCCACTTGCATACCAATTTTGTCCTCATAAGTTTCAGCATTGAGGAGCGCCTTTTTTAGAACAGGATCTGCTAATGAAGAAATTGAACTATCGGCGAATCTTTCCTGTAGGAATTTTGTTGGATCTCCAATTTCAGACGTTCTTTGCGCAACATCAAGCAATGGCCAATCAAAATTGGCATCTAAAGTTTTAACAAGATCTTTTACTCGATAGTCTCCCATACGATCATATCCAAAGAACTTAACCTTTAATTGGTTATGTTCAACAAAGCTAACCAGCCAGTCATAGACCTGTTCGATATTAATCAAGCCTTGTGGGTGTGCAGTGATTGTGCAGAATCCTAGCTTGACCATATCACGGTACTTAATTCCATCTTGTTTTTCTTTAATATCAATTGATCCAGCTTGCCGCCAAGGAATGAATGAATGTTGCATGATAAACCATTTTTGTTTATGTTTTCTTTCGTCAATATACGGAAACACAAAAGCAAGCGCCGTATTATCTGAAAACATCGAACTGTCAAATCCAATATAGACTTCTTGACCTTGAATCGAATAATTATTGATAATAGCCTTTTCAACTTCACTAAGCTTCAAATATGTAGCCGACTTTAACTGCATCCATATATTTAAATTTCTATTTTTGAAATCATTAATAGTGCCGTCGTTCAGCTTATTATCTTTTTCAGTCTGCAGCCCTTTTACCATGGTTTGATTGTCTTTAATCATCAAAATTGGATTAGACTTAATCCACGTTTCAGGCTTATTTAACTCATCAGGGGAATCTTGCTCCCACACTAGAACTAGAAATTCATCACCAGATCGTAAGTAATCCTTTTCCATAATTTCTGTCATGCGTATTTGGTCGTTATGGAACGGAACCGTTGGATCATCATACGCTGTAGAAATCTGAACGAACTGATGGTTGGGTGTTTGTACTTGGCCTGATGTTACCTTACTAAAATTGTCTGTTGTGTAATGCTTATCCCCAGCCTCATCAGCTACACAAAACAAGAAATGATAACTGTCAAATTGGCCCGATTCATTAGACATTCTTAGAATATTGTTCTGAGTTTTATTTCCCTTCACTTGTTCAGATTGAACATCAACACCGTATCTATCAAAGAATTGATTCTTAAAGGCTGCCACTTCTTTTAATTTATGGCCAAACATCTCTACATAGCGCCAGCCCTTCTTAGCTTGTGCTGCGACAGGGCCAATATAAGCCAAGTCTTGATTAAACTTAGAAGCTGCTTCAATCATATATGCATACCAAAGCATGATATTGACCAAATAGGTTTTCCCATTTGTCCGGGCGACTGACAGTGAAACACGAGTAAAACGTTTATGGTTTAGTTCATCTCTCCAGCCGATCATTAAACAAAGAATTGCTTTTTGCCATAATAGAAGTGGTAGTGGAACTCCAGCGTTAACATCTGGACAAAGCTTAGCAAAATTCAGTATTTTTCTGCACTCACTCAAGTCATAGTGATAAGGAAAATCTATGCTTCCTGATTCAGATCGCTTTAAATCTTGTAAGTGTCTAAAACAGGCGAGTTTCATTTTATAACCTGCCAAGATCTCGCCATTAAGCACTTTAAAAGCATATTCAGTAGCTGGATCATGATATTTTTTTGCAATTAATTCATAGTTTTCACTTCTATAAGTGCTGATAACATCTTTATTCTTAATTTCAATCTTCTTCATTTTCGTCACCATTCAGCAAATCAGCAATTGAAGGTTCTTCCTTGCTCTGATTAGCAAGTTCAGACAGATTCTGACGCCCTTTGGGCGATAGTCCTAGCTGCATACCTATAGAATTTAGCAAGGCGATTGACTCTTTTAATGTTCCAACCGCCGGGTTCTTCTTAAATCCAACAAAATCCTGACCAACCACTGCACCATAATTATCCTGCAAAGATTTGAACACTTTAGATTGAATGCCATTTTCTTTAATGTCCTCATATGCTTCACGATATATTTCATACTGAGAACAATAGTTTTCGACTAAAAATGAGTCTATTCTATGCACTTTGCCAGTAGTTTCTAAAAAAGGTACGATTTTTCGCCAACAGCTAGCCGCAATAGCCCCTAATTGAACTGGTGGATCCTTGGATAGTTTCCCGTCATTCTGCTGATAGAATGTTTTTTTCATTGTCAAAGATCCTCCTTCCCAATTAGTGCCTGCCCCCCCTATGTTAAAATTTGAAAAATCAATTTTTTTGTAAGCTAAGATCAATGTGTGCGCTCTTCCTGGGACGTGTTAGGGGGCGGGGGTTGTTTTAATTCTCATCGTGACTAATTTACATTCATAAATTTAAAGCCGCTCAAATCGAACGACAAGTGTCAATAAATTGATTGAGTTTATCTGAATTTTCATTTTTTGTTCATTAATACAACGATTGCTGATACATCATTGATCGGCGTTACGCTTTGCAACTCGTTTCCTTGACCAGTGCCATAGTATGATTGCTCCCAGTCTGTCTTAGCACGATGACAACTCCCACAGATAACAGCTAAGTTATCAACGTTAGCTTTCAGCGTTTCATCAAACTCAATTGGCACAATATGATCAACTGTCTTAGCAGGCGTGATAACGCCTTGCACTTTACAGTAAGCACATAAGTAATGGTCACGCTCCAGGACTCGTTGCCTTAGATGTGACCATTGCCTTGTCCGATAGAAGTTGTATTGCTGACGCTTATCTTCATTACGATAACGTGTAACCGTATTGTACTTGTGCGTGTATTGCTTATCGTTACCACGTGCCCAACGTTGCCGACTAGCAAAGTACTCAGCTTCATGCTCATGGTGTTGCTGACAATAGTGGTCAGGGAATGTAACCATTTCATGGCAGTTAGGATAGCGGCATCTTCTTGTCCTTGGCATGTTGCTTCCTCCGTTTCCTATCCAAACTAAAAGCGCCATGCTGTTTAGCACGACGCTTTCTATTCTTGCACCACTTGTCCAGCCGGGCATCAGCCTGCACCCATTCAGGTGGCTCGTACCCGTATTTACTTCTTATCATTTTCGCCATGAGGTACCTCGTCATCGATCAGCTTAGCTAGCCGTATCAACTCATCAAAGCTAATTGACATTGCTACACTGTCTCCACCAACATCATCGGTAGCCAATAAGAAACCACTTGATGGATTAATTGCCAGGCTTAGTTCCTCACCAAAACCATCTTGATAATTAAAGCTTTTTTGCATTGTGCTACCTCCTAATCGTATGTACTAAAAAAGCCTGACGACAGCCAGGCTTATGTATTGTTGTCTCATAAGATGGCTATCCCGTTATTCAACAATACAATTTAATATCATACTATATTTAGTATTATTTGAGTTGCAATACACACTATTTACTTTACTAAAAAGAGCCCAACTAAATGTCAGGCTCCTAAACACAGTTGTTATCAGAAAAACGATTATAGTTTTTACAACCATGTTTGATTACGTTACCACAGCGCGCATGTTTCCGCATGTAATTTGGTGGCCAGATTAATTGCGCCAATTATGTGCTTGGTAGGGATTTGCACCCTACATGATTAAATCCAGTGCCGTATGGGCTAACCCCGTACAGGATAATCTTACATGTTAGCGTCTACCTATTCCGCCACAAGCACCTGTTACACAGTTTTAGCCCTCATGAGTGACCATGCTGCATAACAATATCGCCGGTAGGACTCGAACCTACATCTCATTGTGGCTTACCAATTAGCCCACAGCGATTACCAGTCTGTAATTTGGAGGATTACGTCATGCACGTCAATCACATTTGGCATACTACCAATTTAGCACGATTATAAGGGTCAAAAGTGCACGATTAGTGCACGTTTTTATATTTCGTACAATCCAAACCCCTTAGCGCAATCGTTGATAAAAGTTTTCTTTAAGTCAAACGCTTTTCGACGGCTGACATTTATCATGTGATTTGCAATTAATCCGTCAATTGTGTACTGCTGGTGTTTCTTAAAATATAGCTCATTTATAATTACTTCTGTATCACGGCCAACGCCGTCTAAACAATCATCAATCACTTCCCGCTGATGTTTCAAAGCATTAATGCGTCGATCGTCATCAATCGTGATAATCGTGTTGAGTGTCGTTTCCGGATACTTGTATTGTGCCTTGCCACCTCCAACGTTATCATCACGTGGTACAGTTGGATAACGTAATTCCTGTTCACGTTTCTCGATATACTTGTCAATCTTGGGATAGTCACGTAGAATATCTTCAACTTTTCTAATCGTCGTTCGTTTCACTACCAATTCCCCTTTCAAATATTGTAGTCTAGCAGCGCACATGTTTAGGGTTGCCTAAATATATCGTGTGGTGTATATTATAGTTGCTTTAATTCCTAGCGCCGTATTCTCCTCAACAGATACGACGCTTTTATATGTTATACTGACAACGGTCATTCGAGTGGTCCTGTGACTGGTCGCCTTAACGGGCGGCTTTTTGTTTACCCTCACGATTGCTCAACTCCATAATGTCAGCAATGAAGTCCTGGCCAATTTGTGCCTGTTGCTCAGTTGTCAGTGCAGCGTTCATTTCCAGGTTGGCAACTGTGGCTTTCATTTGGATTGCTTTGGCGTATTCGGTATCAGTCATGCCTGTTCACCCACCAAATTATTACTGATCCAATAAACAGCAATACGCCAACTGACGTTATCAAATACCCCACCAATTGCAACGGGGAAGAGTTCCAAAGAGATTCAAATATCTGTTTCATTCGTCTGCTTCCCGTTAATCTGACACAACCAGTGCTGAATATAGATAAAGCGTTTCGTCGTCCGGTCCTTGATGGCGTACCGTCTCAACTGACATACCAGCGTAGTCACATTCGACCGGCATATCTTCAGGCAGCTTCTTAAGCTCGTTAATCAAGTCGCCGACAGTGTCACCGCCTTCCCAGTTGTCGTCTGCCAGTGGGCCTTCAATGATAACTTGTTTAGTCCATGAGGGTAGGCTCCACTCAACCAGTTCCTTAACCCGTTCAATGTCAATTGGATAGTTACTCTTAACAGCAACGTCTTCCATCTTAGCTTCGTATTTCATTTGTCTTCCTCCTGTTTACGTTTTCCGATAAAAGGTGTAAAACTGAATACTTTTCCTAGAAACACTTTAAAATCAGCCTTTCAGTAGTTCCGGGTTAGCGTGCACGTTGCCAATTAGCTGAATTTCATCGCTGAAATAGCACCCATCTACGCTGAATTCCTTGCTAGAAATATCCTTAGCAATCCACTTACCGTATACATAATTGTCTTTCTTAACTTCAAAAGGTTTACCACGCTTTAAGTTAATATAAGAACTAACAGGTTGAACAGCATCGCCTTCATAGATATCCTTGCCGTTCTCGTCTTTAAGGCCGGTAAACTGCTCTAAAATTAGCCCATCACCATCGTAGGCGTATTCTGTTGACCCCTCAGCGCCTCTATCATCTAAATAGCAGTGAACTTGAACACCATCAACAGGGCCATCAAAGCTAATTCTATAAACAACTAGCATTTTATTTAATAAATTGTCCCACGCTCTAAACTTAATCATCGTCGCCATCTCCTGTATCTTTAATGTCCTCAATTCTCCCCATAACATAGCTAACCACCATCATTATTGTTGCTACGGCATAAAACACGTAATAGTCATTGCTGTCCAAATGCCAATGGCTGCTGATGCCGACATAACATTGTGCTGAATAGGTAATTAGCCAAACACCCAATGCTCTAATAAAACTCATTTTCAATCCTCCCCGAACGCCCGCTTATTAATGTTGTATGGCCCATATTCCTTGGATAATTGCTTGTCATCTAAAACTTTAGCTTTATTTGATTCGGCGTGTTCCTTCATGCGTCGGTGCTTCCGTTTAATCGTTGAACGCTTCTTAGTGTGTTTAGGCATTCTCGTCCTCCGTAATGTAGTATTTGTTTTCGTCAATCGCACGAATGCGTCTATCCAGCCAAACGTTATTGTGCTTTAGCTCCCGAGACGTCCTAGTTTTACCCTGCTTGCCTTCCATGACTAATTTAATGGCATTATACTGGGTACGCGTAATCTCCGTGTAATTGCCTTATACGGTTTTAATTCCAGGCATCTTATGCAAGTTGGCTAGTTTGCTTGGTGGCACGTTATCCATGCTGCCGTATCTCGCTTCTAGCTTATGAATTACTTCCAGTTCTTTAGGCCAATTTTTGCTCGCCATAGGCTAACTTCCTTTCAAGCTCCTGCTCGTAATGAGCATGTATCTCATTCGTACAATTTGGGCATGGTCCAAACGTGAAACCATAACTCCCAAGTGGTTGCTGAACAACTTTACTACCATGACATAATTCACAGCTCATACACTTCTGACTCCTTCCATGTTGTCAAACAGCAATTGACAGCTAGTATCCTTGGTATATAAGCGATCGATTGTTTTGCCATCATACATACTTTCTAATTGCTTACGTGTGTTGTTAGTCGTAATGATGGTTATATGTTTGACTTCGTTATGATCAAAATCGCAACGCGCATTTGCCACTTGATACATCAGTGTCTGCAAATCTTTGTGTACTGGCTTGTAGAACCCCTTTTCAGTTGGCTTACCGCCTTCAGTACCAAAATCATCTAAAACTAGAACATCAACGTTTTGCATGTCTTTTAAAACGTATAGTAACCGTTGACGTACGTCCGGTGCTTCGTATTTCTCATTTACCAGCCGTAGCAATTCAGCTGTCGAGACAAACATTGCTGTCTGTCCTGCGCTCATTAGCTGATACATAATTGCTAGCGCTAATGATGTTTTGCCAACTCCGGGTCCGCCTGCAAGCGCTACGTTGAACTGGTTAGTCTCTAATTGCCTAGCTAACTTAAATGCTTGATTACCAAGTTCTCTAGCTTTAGCTTGATTAGGCTGTTTATCAACCTGCCAATCATTAAAGCTAAATCGTAGTGGCACGCCTCCAGACCAGACTGACATGCGATAGTAATACCGTTTTCGGTTAGCAATTACGCCCGCATTCGCCCGATCAATTGTTTGATGATCCAATTCTTCTTTGGTTGGCAACTTAGTTGTATCAATGCCTCTAGCCGCTACTACTTTCTGAATCGTGGCTTGATTGAATAACTTCGTTACATTTTCCATTAGCCAAACCAGTCCTCTCGTGTTTGTGGCGCTGCTTTGTGACTTTGGTTACTTTGCTGATCTCTCTTAGCCCAATTACGAATGGTAGCCAAGTAATCTTTGTAGTGTTTACCACTAGATTGAACATACCCAGAGACTCGCTCAATACGATCTTGCCAGTCAGAAGGAAACTCCAATTTGAGTTTCTCTAATTGTTCATCCGTCAGTAAGACATTCTGGTATTGTCCATATTTGTGTCGTGCTGGTTTGGATTTTCCTGGTTTGGGCTTACCTGGTTCTATATACTTACCTTTACTATCCTTACCTAACCTATCCTTACCTAACCTAACCTCGGTATGACAATTGCCTACCAAGTGTCCGTCATTTGGTTGACAGTTGGCTGACACTTGACTACCGATGGGCAATTTACTATAACTAGCGTCTTCATTTAGCTCTAATTGTTTAAGCTCACTAGTATATTTCGTGGGGTGCTTACGATCTGATCGGATGTAATTATGAATATGCCAATCTTTAATCACAGTGACGCCATTCTCAAACGGAATAAGGTACTGCTTGGCTAACAAAATTTTTAAATCATCATCACTTGAACCAGTCATCCGCATAATGGATTTCGTATTACCCACAAACCCATCATCATCAGCATGCATATTCAAATGAAAATATAGTAGCTGAGCTGACTTAGGCATATCCATAAACAAATCAGAATCCGTGATCGTATTACTAAACATTCTCCTTTGTGCCATCTCTTAATCCTCCCTTATTTACTAGTAGGCATTCCACCCACCCGGTGTATTAGTCACTGCTGTATTTTTTAGTTCAAGCCAATTCGTTTTAGTGTTTATAAATCACATTTCAACACTATATTCAATTAATCCCAGCTTCTTTAAATTTTTCATAGCACGTGAAAAGTCATTAATGCTAATGCTGTTTTGACTTAGCAATTTGTATGTGTCACATTTTCCAAGTGCCAGTTCGCCAATTATCTGAATAGTCTTCAAATCATTTTGGCAAAGCAACCATTTTTCATATAGTGAGTTTATGTTTTTACTAAGATGACCAATGTCTGTAAAGTTTACGCTGATTCTGTATCCATTTTTAATCATTATTTCAGCTCCCTATTAAACATCCATGCATTCAAGCAAAACGCCATTGCCATATTATTTTGAATTAACAACCATTCTGGAGTTAATTCTTGTGGATCGATTGATGCAATCTGCGTAATACCATGAAGAATACAATCCTGTTGTTCTAAATAAGGTAATGGTTTTTCCATAACTACCGTCCTCTCTTTCTCAGCACTTGCAAACATTTCGAGTTAGCGTTAACATATACGCACACCTTGAATTGTTTTCTTGCTCCCTACTCTTGTAATCCACTCCAGTAGGGAGTATTTTTGTCTTTTAGCTTGCAAACGAGACTGCTTTGGAATAGAGTAGATATTAGTGTTAAGCATCTCTTCCATTAGTCCATCGTTAGCCGTTACTAGCGATGGCTTTTTTGCGCTCGTTTCCACTCGTGGAGTGGTAAAATTGATACTTCTTGCATGATCATTCCTCCTACTTGAGCACTTGAATACCATTGGTAATAATCTCGAATTGCTGTCCATTTTGTTCAACTACAGCCACATCCTTTTGAGTGCGCAATGTGAACGGGATTTTTTTAATATCCACTACTTTGCCAACACCGGCTTCTCGTATTAATTGGCCGCAACTATACTCAGCCTTGTAACTCACTCGATCACCTACATGAACTTTCATGATTATTCCTCCATTTCTAATGCTTCTTGCCAATCAATGACATATCCGCCACCAGGACACTTGCTAACTGAAATATCTTCTTCTGATAGTGTGTTGATAACGCCGACACTAATTCCAGACTTGTTCCAGATGATTGAGTGATGGCCTGACAAACTAGCAACATTCATTTTAGTTATTAAATCATTTGCTTGTGCCTTGTCAGCATTGGCAACTAATTTATTGCCAAGTCCAACAAATGCATCTGTGTCTCTTACCATTACTTTTCCTCCTTAAATTCCAAACCAGTTTCTAATCTCTCGGCGCTTGTACCACACGGTTGTTAGCGCCCAGGTTAATACCGCTACTTCTACCATGGAAATTCCTCCTTATGAATTGAATCATCATCTACCCGCCTAGGTTTTAATCACTTAAATTTTGATGATTCAATAACCATTTTTCGACTGCTGGAGCGTACCATTTGCCATCTTCTTCTGGCTTTGGGAAGCCCTCTTTGTCGCGATAGTGCTTGTCGAATGAATCTACTTTGATACCAAACTCAGAGTAGAAATCTTTACGTCCAATCATCTTGTGATCAACAGCCTGCTGATTACGCCCGTCCGCAACTCCCTGCTCATATGCTTGCGTGAAGAGTTTCGACAAAGCACTTATCAAACTGTCCATCCTGGTCACTCCTTTCGGTGTATAATTTTGTTATCCCAATTGATCGAGGTGACAAATATGGATGGTTTGGATAAACTGATGTCCGATTTTGATCGCATGAGCAACAATGCCAAAGAACTTGATGGCGATCATAAAGTTTCCTTTGAGAATTTATTTACCAATGATTTCTTGAACAAATATACAAGCTTCAAGACAACAGATGATTTGCTAAGCGCTATCCCGGCAGATAACGTTAAATCCTTTGATGATTTTGATAAACCTGTAGTTGACGAAATCATTAACAAAAATTCACAGTTTTCAAGTTTTACTGAAATGCGAGATGAAGCTATTGAATTTTATGTTCTAAATGGCTTATCTAATGGAACTTCATTTGATATTCAGTAATTTTGGACATCGTATTTTGAAGTTGTTTGACCTGGTCTGATGCCTCGTCAAGCAGCTTTTTTAATTCATCCAAACTTTCAATTGTTACATTTAATTGTTCCATCTAACTCACCTCCTATGCTGGCTGTTCATTTAAGTAAAGGTCGCTCATACCAAGCATGTCCGCTGCTTGTGCTAAAGCGTCATAGTTTGCCATTTGAACTTCGTTAACTGTGCTTGGCGACCACTCACCACCGTTAACCCGAGATTTAAGGTTAGGGTTCAACATCGTATCGTTATACTCAAGCAAGAATTTCAGTGCTTCACGTACATTTTCAAATTCCATTGTTTTACCTCCTATGCTGGTTGTTTGTTAACTTCAGCTCTGATTGCCTTAACGCCGTCATCGAAGTAAACCCACTGTGGTACTTCTTTGTCAGAATGCTGTGACTTGCTGTTGCTCCAGCGACCATACTTATTTTGTCCCGGCTGTTCAGCTTTCAATCCAAGCCGATTACAAATCCGGCCTACCATGTTAGCTGACTTACCAACTAGCTTGCCAACTTCGCTGGCACTGTATTCCTTACGTTTCATGACTGGGATAGTCATCTCACCAGTTAATTCCTTAGCAGCTTGTGCGAGTAATGATTGACTAGATGTTTTTGAATCAGTGGCCTGTGCAATTTTAAATAGTAGATTGGCCTTTCTAGTAGCTGCGTTCTTTTCCATAATTTCAAGTCGCTTGCCAGCAACTAATGATGGCTGATTCTCTTTGATGGACTGACGCATATTGAAATAGTTATCAACCAGTTGATCATAGATTTCCCAAGCCTTGTCATCTTCGAGAATTTTAAGTAGCTTGCTATAACCACGCTCGGATAATAGGTAGATATTGTTAGCATTGCCCCACTGAGCTTTGGTAAATCCGTATTGGGAAAACAAATGGCTCAGGCCCATCTGTTTTAAATCTAAAATATCAATACCGTCTTTGAACCGTTTTCGGTTATCGTTGATACGACGGTTGATTTCGCTGAGTGGTTGTTCATGAATTAGCGCAATATCCTTAACCAACATCGCTTTCTTGTCTTTTCCAAACCCACCTTCAATTCCTGTAAACTCATACTGGCCAATGTGTTCTTGACCGATTACTTTTAATTGATTCATAAGTTAGTCCTCCTTAAATTCCATACTGTTCTACCAAGTACTCGTAGATCTGTTCAATTAGACTTTCGGCCCCTTTGGTCGTCATTCGTTTGTTTAATGACAAATTTACAAACGTTGTTGATTTGCCAAAATGATTCGCAAGTGACGCTTGCGTCTCTAAACTACGATGATTTGCCAGCCACGATTTAATCGCTTCTGCTTTATTGTTTGTTTCCATACGAATAAACATCAGTTTGCCTCCTTTTAATATTTATTAAGAAAGATATTGCAAAAGTCTATAACATGTCTTAATATATAGACATAACGAAATAGCTACAAAGCTCTTATTTATCGCCCGCCAAGATGATTAATAAGCTCTTTTAGTTTTGCTAATTTGTTAACAATATTTCTTAACAAAGATAATTCTACAACATGTTTTAGATTTTTACAACTATTTTTTATACATGTTGTAGAATTATCTTGCCAATCATTGGAGGAACTCTACCATGACGCTGTTTGACAGGATAAAAACAATTTCGAAAGAACGTGGATATTCAATTGCTGAGGTTGAACGTAAAGCCGGGATAAGCGCAAATTATATGTATCAGTGGAAAAAACGTAATCCAAGCCCTAAAGCTTTGGCTTCCGTAGCCGATGTTTTAAATGTTTCTGTTGATTACTTATTAGGCAAAAAGGATGACAATTCTACTTCAATGAAGCCCAAACAAGTTGATATTACAGATGACGACTATATTATGACCTATCAGGGCAAGCCTATCCCTCCTGAAGATATGGAGTACATCAAACGCATCTTAAACGGTGGGAAGGACTGATAATATTTGAATATCTACATCAAGCGTTTAATGCAGTATGCTTGGGATCATGGAATATCTTGCATCTTAACAGACAAACTAGATGCATACACTCCGTCGTCAGCCAAACCGGAAAATAACATCGTTCTAATTAACCTAAAATGGCACAATCCGTCTGAAATCGCCTTTCAAATGGCACATGAATTAGGCCATGTTATCAACCATGATGAAGGAATATTATATTTTTCTAGTTTTAGCAATAAATCTAAATACGAGCGCATGGCTAATTTAGAAGCATTGAAAATACTTATTCCAATTTATTTAAGCGAAGTTGATACGTATGCTGACAATAGTGTCATGCCGTTTATGGAAAATTTTGGTATACCAAAACGATTAGAAGATGATGTCGTTAACGCCTTCCGCACTAATGTTAGTAACTAGAAGTTAACTTACAGACCAGATACGGATGTCGGTAAAAGCTGGGTAATTTGGAGGAAAACAATGAAAAGAGTTATAGAATTTTTTGTAACAATTTTTGCAATTGCAATGTTGATACAATATTGGTGGATTTTATTGCTAGCAGCCGGAATTTTCTTAGTAATTTTCATCATAATTAAAGCAAAGAGATCTAAAACTAGCCAACTCAAGAATCAAGCAAACTCTCGCGCAGAGAAACATGGTCGACAATCTTCAATTGACAAAGATGCATCGCTTCACAATGGGTCAGGTCAGGATCAAAGCATTGATGTTGAAGAAACGTCATCAGAAAACGTGGAACCACACTATAGTCAGCCGGAACAGCTCAGTGATGAACACACATCTGATGAGTTGGTCAATTCAAATATATATACAAATAAGCTTACTTCGATTGAAGAAGATAAACACAGTGAGCTAACAGTGTCTAAGCCAGCTCAGTATATCCACAGGCTTAGACGAAAGCTAACTGACTTTGTTGTCTTTGATATTGAGACTACTGGATTAAACCGCTTCGAGGATAAAATAATACAAATATCAGCCATTAAGTACATTAAGGACCAAAAAGTTGGGACTTTTAATCAGTATATAAACCCAGGATTTCAAATTGACAAAAAAATAATGTTTCTAACCGGTATTGATAATAGCAAGCTTGAATCTTCCCCGACAATATCAACTGTGATGCCAAGTTTTGAACTATTCATAGAAGACCTACCATTGATTGGACATAACATTGTTAAATTTGATATTCCGTTCCTGATTAACAACGGATTTAGCAAGCAGGATATTAACGCACTTGATACCTACCCACTGTCAGATAAAAAATTGCCGGATTTAAAAAACCATAAGCTGCCAACTCTCAAAAAATATTTTGGCATAGCTAACAGGTCTCACAATGCATTGAATGATTGTGAAACAAACGCCATAGTTTATCAAAAGTTAAGAGATAATGACCTCAATCCTGTCACTATTGAATATAGCAATTTACAACAAGTTCTAGCTGGTAAACGTTTTTGTATAACAGGGGAGTTTATGGAAGCTAGTCGTGAAGATCTGATTGATACAATTAATAAATATGGTGGAAAATTTACCAAAAGTGTTTCACACGTTACGGATTATCTAATTGATGGAACACAAGTATCAACTAAACTAACCGATGGTGTTCATAGTTCAAGTGAGTTAAAGGCAATTCAATATCAGAAAGAAAACGGGCGAATAAAAATTATAAGCTATGATGACTTTTGCAATCTTTTGCCAAAACAAAATTAATACGTAGAGAGTATAAAGAATGTCAAGTTGTAGTATAAATTTCATTACTGAATCGAGGTAAAACCATGGAATTGCGTGTAGGATACTACAACGAGCACGTGTTCAACATTAACGTTGTAGTAGGTATCATTTGCTTTATAGTGTTATTCACCATTTTAGCTTACTGGATCCACAAACGAAAGTAGCACCTTCGCCCACTACCAGCCTAGCGGGCAACATGCGAGCGTAGTTCAACGGTAGAACAACAAAAGTCATACAAGGTTTCCTGCTTTCAACAAGCATCACGCAGGTTCGACTCCTGCCGCTCGCGTTGACCAGATACGGATGTCGCTAAAAGCTGGGGAATTTGGAGGAATTATTGTAATGAGACTACTAATAATGATCGTCATCTTTCTAGCACTATGGAAGATATTAGGAACACTAGGACACATCTTTTTTACCAATATTGGCCGTGCTATTTATCATGGCAACCTGGATTCCTTCACAAGCAATTGTTATGGTGATTTGGGTGCCAATCGCGATATTATATTTTATCGGCTTAGCCGGGTATAAACATGCTAAGTAGAACTAGTATAAATATATTTTAATCGGGGTAAAAGCTATGGAATTGTATGTAGGAACGTACAGCACACACGTGTTCGACTTTACCATTGCAATTGGCATCATTTGCTTCATAGCGCTAGTCGTCATGTTAGTTTACTGGAATCACAAGCGAAAATAGCACCCTGCCCACTACCAGCCTAGCGGGCAACATGCGAGCGTAGTTCAACGGTAGAACGTGTCCACTCCAAATAGAGTTCCCCTGCTCTTAACACCTACTATGCAGGTTCGACTCCTGCCGCTCGCATTGTACGTTAATAGCAAATAATTATGGAGGCACCTATGAATATTGATATCACAAAACTATTAGATTGGGGATTGATAGTACTATCTCTTTACTTAGTTGTGGATACACTTCTGCAAACAAATCATAACAACCCCTACAACATGTTTATAATAACCCTCAAATTAATAGTTGCCATCATCGTGGGATTGTTTGGTATGTACACAACTTTTTACAACATCTATTGAAACTTCTGTTAACATGCGAGCGTAGTTCAACGGTAGAACAATGTTCCAAGTCTTGAAGCCCATTCTTTCTTGGAGTACTATGCAGGTCCGACTCCTGCCGCTCGCGTTTAAATTTTTGAATATAAAACTTAACAATTATTGGAGATGGTTAGATCGATGAATTTCAATTGGAAATATGCTCTTGTGAATAATATTGACTTTTACCCATTTTTCATAGTGCTGGCATTGGAGGAAACATATCCAAAATCAATATTTGCAGATTCACTATGGATATTGCCAGTTATCTTTATATTTTCATTAATAGCCCATTTTACTCTATATAAACCAGCTATTAAAAGTAATCCTTCACTTGATCAGAAACATTACACTTCAAGCCTAGTCTCGTGGCTGATAATGATCGTAGGAGTTATTGGAATTATATTTGCTGTTTTCTACTATCATTTCCATTCTCCTTTAATCTGGATTGCTTTTTTGGTATTAGTTCTTTTACGGGATGCATTCGCTAATAGCGACCTATAAGGACTAAAAAGCACATCCCAACCGGTCAAAGTTTGAGATGTGCTTTTTAAGGAGGTGATAGTAATGAGCGATAAGCCAACAAAATTTATAAAACCAGTAGTACCAAAGCCTGGCCAGAGAAACAGTCCAAACAGAACCGCACCAGTACCACATGGAACCTCAGCGCCCAGTGTTAAGCCCAAAAAATAATTATTATTTTTTTAAATAAAAGATATAGTACTTTAATTTACTTTTGTTATCTATATAGACTCGTGGATAATCTTCCATTCGGATAGATGAATAGTTTTTATTCATTAATTCAATGACTTCATCCTCTGAAAATGTACTTTGTTCCATTTTTTCCTCAGGTGTTAATAACAGTTGATGTTCTAAATCAAGTGATTCAGAATAATGTTCTAAAAACCCAGATGATATATATTGATGATTGAAATCAAAAATGTAAACCATCATATAACCATGATGTTCAAAAGCATACTCATGTGGTGTCTTGGTAGAAATCATTGATAAATTTTCATTACTCCGACTTTTGTTTAATAGTATTTCAACCCTATTAAATAAAAATCGAAGTAACAAAAATGTTATTAATATACTAGTTACTACAGTAATTAGTACGGTAAAAACTACATTCCAAATATTTGGATTGTTTGCTATCACATTAATAATAATTGTATAGATTAGAAAGTTCATTATTGAAAATAAGATACACCATGCTGACCGGTCTTCTTTACTAGAGTAAGAAGACAACGTACCTTGATTTACCAATAAATTATAATTTAAGAATCCTAACGTTCCAGATAAAACAATGCTTATAACGAGTGACTGGTAGTTCATTATTATTCACCTTCGCTTGAAATTAATGAATTTTGTTCACCTATTATAACACAAAAAGCACATCCCCTCCCGCCAAGAAGTAAGATGTGCTACCAATAAAAGCCAGTGGATTACTCCGCTCTTTTTACATACATAATATTATCACAACTAAGGAGGTGATGTCTGTAAGTCCTTAAAATTCTACCCGCCTAGGTGAAATTTAAGGAGGAAATTCAAATGGCAAGTATTAAAAAGAAAAATGGCAAATGGGCCGTTCGCGTTAGTTACTATGATGAATTTGGCAAACGGCACTTTAAAAACAAGAGTGGCTTTTCTCGTAAAAAAGAAGCTGAACAGTGGGCAACTAAATTGGAACAAGCTAAATTTGACCAATCCATAGGAAAATCCGATACAACGACAGTCTTTACAGATTACTACGAGAAATGGTTAGAAACCTATAAATTTGGCAAAGTTTCCCGAATTACAGAACAAGAATATCGATATACTCTTCGCCAAATTGCTGAGTTACTACCTAACGTTCAACTGTCGTCAATGACAAGGCTGCGTTATCAACAATTTATCAATGAATTTGTGCACGGTAATGCCAAGCAACGTGCACAGCGACAACTGACAGATAATCAACCATATCATAGCAAATCATCTGTTGAAAAATTGCATGGCCATATTCATGCTGCAATTATCGATGCCGTAGCTGATAATTTAATAAAGACCGATTTCTGCTTACATGTTGAATTAGGTGGCCACTCCGGTAAACCAGCACAACTAAAATACCTTGACGCGAAAGACATGCAAACGCTAGCTATCGAAGTCAATAAAAACATCAAGCTAATTTCTACTGGAAAATCAATGATCTATACTGGCCTACTAACTGGTATGCGAGTAGCCGAAGTTTCTGCTCTGACTTGGACTGATATCGATTGGCAAAACAAGACTATCCGTGTTAATAAGTCATGGGATTATGTTTATGGCCAAAAATTTAAGAAGACAAAAACTGAATCTAGTATTCGTACAATAACTGTAACTGACGATCTTTTAAATCATCTTAAAACACTGCATGCTTTACAGATGGCAGCTAAATTGGATAACCCAGATCATCTAGTTTTCATGAACAAGCGTGGTCGTATTCCATCCCCTGGAGCGTGTGATAACTTGCTTAAAAAATACTCCAATTCATTGGGAATTAAACGGATTAGTTTTCACGGGTTGCGGCACACCCACGCTAGTTACCTGCTCTATTGTGGCGTGAAGATGGAATACATTTCCAAACGGTTGGGCCATAAGAACAGTTCCATCACTCGTAACGTCTACGCTCATATGATTAAAGAAGACCAACAACAGGAAGACGAACGGACCTTAAAAGCACTCTCTCAGGTCAATTAA